GATCCTGTATCCTCCCTAAGCTTCTTTATAGCCCCTACCCAATCGAGAGACTTATCATCTGCTTCTTGGATTAATAATGATGAGTGTCAAGATGTAACGACATTTCACAAAATGAAAGTTGATTTATCGGCTACTGGGTTCGGCAATGTTTCTTCACAATTTGTATTAATTGATATAACTTGTGATCCTATCAATAATGAGATTAAGATGTTTGCCGATGGCTCTCTGGTAGCAACTTCTGCTGTCTCGGATGTCTTTGGCTCCGAGAATGGGATTCCTCCAAGTCTTCCAAACTTTAAGAAAGATAATAGCTTCCAGTATTCCTCTACAACAGTGGATGGTCCAAGTGTACTAAAACAAGGTCCCCTTCTTAATACCTTCTATACTCCGTGGATTGTGGGTGGAGGTTATACCGATGGTATGTATTCATATGGCAATTTCTTAGGTGGGGATAGAGGAGGTATTACAAGTGGTCTTCGTGGACATCTAGGAAGCTTAAAGTTTTACTCTAGGCCCCTAGATAATGATGAAGTTTCTAAAAACTATAAAGCTCAACAAGGCTTCTTCAAGAATATTAATATCTAATGGCTGCTAACCAGACTGTATCTATTTACGGAAAAATTCCTCCTCGGTATATAAAACAAGTTCCCACTGCTAAAAGGCAAGAGGTATACGGATTGGCGTACCCCTTAGGTTCGGCACCTGATGGAGGCATTTTTTCACGACACGCTGGGGTTAACATGATTAAAGACTCTGTTAAACAATTGCTTCAAACCGAAAGAGGCGAAAGGCTTATGCTACCAAACTTTGGATGCAATCTCAGAAAATATCTATTTCAGCCCTTAGATGAAAGTACCTTTGAGGGCATTAAAAGAGAGATTCAGTACTCATTTAAAAATTATATTGTAGGGGCTAATATAGCCAAGCTTGCGGTCTTCCCATTAGGAGTAGCAGGTCCCGCAGGGGGAAACTCACTTAAGGTAGTATTGTCTCTCAAATTAGATACTGCTGATTTAGAAATATTTGATGTTGAGGTAGATATATCATGAATTTTTCGGGAACTATAGCATCGGACTTTATGAAGTTAGCAAATATCCCTGTTAACAAAAGACCCTCTCTTATTAATTTTGCGGCAACGGATTTCCTTACTTTAAGAAACTCCTTAATTGATTACGCCAAAGCAGTATATCCTAATGACTATAAGTACTTTGTAGAATCTGATTTAGGTATGATGTTCCTTGAGCTTGTGGCTTACATGGGATCGGTAATGTCTATGAAGGCTGATATGTTAGCCAATGAAAACTTTTTAGCAACTGCAAATCAACGATCAAGTGTTAAGAAATTACTACAACTAATAGGTATTAGAATGAAAGGACCGCTATCTTCTGCGGCAGACGCTAAGATAACCTATGCTGATGGAGTGGGAACTAATCAAACTATAATTAACCCTGCGGATCGGATTGTTGAAACCACCTCTCCTGAAGATGGTGGTGCGCTCACGTTTACACTCTATAAAGTAGTAAATGGTTTGGTTGATACAGTTAATAGTACTGGAAATATTACTCTTGAGCATACTGAGGCTTTGGGAACTAGTAAAACTGTTTTTGAGAATGTTGTATTACAAGAAGGTGCGTTAATTAAGGACACTGGCAGCTTCGCATCAACAGAGGCAGTTAAAACCATAAAGCTTACTCAAGGCCCTGTTGTTGACGGAAGTGTTCAGGTGTATGTTACTGCTGATACTGCCTCCATGAATGGAGCCTATACGGAAGTTCCAAATGTTTATTTTGCTTCTGGATCTTCTGACAAAATTTTCGAAGTAATATATGATGATAATTACCAAGCAACTGTTGTTTTTGGAGATGGTAGCGTAGGAATTTCTCCCGAGGATACCGCAGCATACTCTGTATTTTATCGGGTAGGAGGAGGAACTAGAGGAAATATTGCAAAAAATTCTATTAATACTTCTGTTGCTGCTACGATAGGCTCTGCTCAAACTGTAGATGTTACAAACGTCTCTAAAGCAACGGGTGGAGCTAATGCTGAGACTCTTGATCATGCTAAGAAGTATGCTCCGTTAGAGTTTAGAAGACAAGATCGGTTAGTAACCTTAGAGGATTACTCAGTGTTTGCTAATACTTTTATTAGTACCTTTGGAACCGTGGGTAAGGCAAATGCGGCTGTGCGTAAAGCTTATTCTTCAGCTAATGTCATTGATATATATGCATTAGAAAAAGCCTCTGATTATCAACTTCAAAGAGCCACCTCCAACTTCAAGACCCAACTATTAACAGCTATTAATAAAAAGAAAATGGCTACCGATGATGTTGTGATTGTTGATGGTTTAATTAGAACCTTAGACTTAGTTACAACGATTAGGATTGATCAAGCTGAGGAGGAGAACCAAGATCAGATTAAGGCAAAAGTTAGAGATAAGATCCTAACTTATATGAATGTAGATAATAGAACTTTTGGAGAAGACTTCAGTGTGGCTGAAATCAATAGACAAATTTTTGAGGTCGAGGAAGTTCGTTATTCCACTATTGATAATGTGGATCAAAATATCCCATTAGATTTTAACGAGATTATTCAATTGAATAACTTAACGATTAACATAGAATTACTAGGTTAATGGGCGATAGTAAGTATACACCAAATCCACGAAAGTTCTATAAGACAAATTTTATAGAACTAATTGAGCTTGTTACTCCTGAGATATATAAAACAGAAGATTTAAAGCTTAGTGGAACGGAATTAAACCCAGTGTCTCAGGTGATTAACTCTCACCTGAATGTTGCAAATAATATTAATACGGTTATTCCATTATCAGCAGTGCAGGATACCCAGACCAGTACGCTGAATACACTTGCAGGAATTTCTCAATATTTTGTAAAACAAAACAAGCTTACGAATATTAGTCCTTTCGATTTTGAGAGTAAGATTCTTCTTCCACTAAGCTCGACTCTCGCTAACTTTGACACTAGTGCAGAGTTTAATTCTTACCTCTCTGGAACTCTGCTTCCGATGATCATTCCTGCTGCGGGGGCACAGAACCAACTCAATGCAAATATAACTACACTTTCTTCCTTGACTAACAGCACCGATCCCAGTAGTGTTCATAACTACTTGGTGGACGCTTTGGGTTGGATGTACTTCTTAAATACTTCTGCTGATGGAGGTTTAAATTACTCTCCCTCAAGCTATGTTCTTAGTTCTCTGAACAGTTTATACTTAGGAAATACTCTTGAGACTATTGATGGTATTAAGGGTTTAGTTGAGTACTTATGGAAAAATAATGAGACTTGCTCTTTTGGAAGCTATCTCCCAACAGACTTTATCTCTGGAACTGCTGATGGAATAACTGATTCTAGTGCTGGAATTCTTCCTACTTACACAAGTGGAACCCAAAAGCTGGATGCTTTAAAGACCATGCTAGATGTTGTTTACTCTCCTTTATATATTGATGAGCAAGACTATACAGTAAAAGAGGCGTTTGATAATTATATTGATGCTAGTTTAGATCTAACTAATTTAGTATCTAAAGGACCGTATAGAAAATTCCAAAATCTTCTGGGTTATAATCTTGCTGATATAAGCAATCAAGTAGAAAACATTGGACTAATCTACGATATTGAGAATGTTAAACCTGAGCATCTTCAGTATATCGCTGATTTAATCGGCTTCAAACTTAGAGGAAATTCGGCTGCTAAGTGGAGACATCAGCTTAGGATAGCGATGGACTTATACAAGTCTTCAGGAACCTTAGCAAGTATTCAAGCAGCTATCAATGCTTTAATCACTGACTCTGTTTTCGATGTGTCTGGTCAGGTACAAGAGTTGTGGGAGTCCTACCTGCCGTTCTTACTTTGGTATGCCTTAGGCACCGAATCCCCTGAGTTCAGAGACCTTAATACTTGGACTGTTGGTAGGGCTTTACAGGCAGGAGTGTTTGAGTACAATACCAGTAGCTTAGATGCAAATCTAAAAATTGTTGTTGATAGCATTATCTTAGATCTGTATAAAGCTTTCCCTGATAACTTCCTCTTCCATGGAGATAAATTTGCTCCTCCTAGATTTTTTGTTGTGGATAATGATGGGTGTGAGCAGGAGTTATATACTATTGTTGGCGAACCAGGAATGAAGCCTTTCCATGTTCATACTATCGACAGTAATGGATTCCAGGCTAGAAAACAAGACGCTAAGTTATTCGGGGAAAGTAATGCCTTTGACGCTGCTACAGGCTTTGGGGCATTAGGAAGCGGTGTGTACATGGCAGGAGCGGATCACCCAGATGATGGGTCTAGGCCCGTATATCTAAAACCAAAAGGCGATCTTAGCTTCCTGTTTAATTACAGAGGAAAGGTTAACTACCCCCTCCCGCCGTTTGAAGAAGTAAAATACTATAGAGATTCAAGTATTACAGCGGATATGGTTTCTTTGATTGTTGAAAGATTAAAGTGCTTCAGAGTAAAAGATAGTTTTGCTGATGAGGTAGGAGATTATATTCTTAGTAGTGCAGTCACGGATGAATCTGATCTTGGTGCTTTAAATGAGATGCTCATGCTGTTTAGTTCTGTGCAGGTCCCGTCGAACTTCAATAGCGTAATGCTTAGTATCTCTGACTATGAGAAGAACTTATTGAACTTATGGAATGGAAAATCTTCTCACCTGTTTATTAACTTTAAAGATACTGATTTTGATTTTTCAAAAACTACATTAGAGGGTGATGGAAAGTACGCCTTAGTGGAAGCTTCCAGGGTAGCTAGAGAGTTCTCTCCTGGTCACGCAATTACACGGGTAAACTTAACTGCTAGTTCTGAGGATCAGTATTATACCTCTAGTACCAAGTTCGAATATTTAGGCTTTGATAAAGATGATACAAGAGCCTCGTATACATCTGCATCTGTATTAGCAAACTTTGAGTGGAGCGGAACTGCTATGACCTTTGCTCAAGGTGGCGGGGATGGAAATCAGGATTCTAGTGGAGGACGAGACGCAGCAAATACTTTTAAGAGACCCCAGGCCGACCAAATAATTGACAACTTACTAAGCTCTGTAAATCATGTTCCTAGTTTAAATTCTGTTCCTAGAAGGGCTTTAAGGAGGCGTAACCTCAAGTACCTCCTCCCCCATGAAGGCTACTACGATAGGACGGGCTTTAATGGCCCTGTGAGCTACGATCCATCGACCCTTGAACATTCCATGCCTTCGTCGTTAGGAGAGCTTACACTGGGCTATGTGGCTTCTGCTGCCAGGTTTTATCCCGTAGTAGACCCCATCAACCCATCAGGGGTCTGGGACGAGTGTGAGAAGCTCGAATCTAGCAGGACGTTCTCTGGCATAGCCACAAGCTCAACGTACCCATACAGAGGCTTACAGGGCCTCTCATCCAATGCTCTGATGCCTGAGGTTGGAGCCACAACGGTTAGGTATGTGGATCGAGGTCAGGTCCCCATTATTTACAACACGATGCACAAACTTTTTGAGGCCAAGGCATTAGATAACGGCTCTCAACTTATAGCTTCTACAAGCTCATATGATGCAGAGGCTTATTGGAAAAATAATGTACAAAGTTTAGCTAACGAGGCTATTGCTAGTGGATATGTTTTAAACTCTTTTGCGGACTATGAGAACTTTAGCTTTGGAACTGGTCTTCAGAAAACCCATAGAGACTATTGTAAGTATTTTGCTAAACACCCTCTGGGGTTAAATGAAGTTGATAAGACTGGTGGGAATGTTATTGCTCAAGTATTTGGAAATGGATTATTTAATTGTGATTTTGCTTTAGGAGGATCTGCTGTTGGGAATATGATAGCCCCTACTATTGATAGTGTTAGTGCTATTAATATAGCGAATGTGTGGAATGAAACAGCAGATGGAACTTTTATTGCAAGTAGTGATGGGCAATCAGTTGTTCCTTTGTCGGGAACCTGGACTTCGGGGAATGTTAATAATGCTGAGTACAGAAATCCAGCCATTTTGAGTGGAGTTGAATTTTGTGATATCTCTGGGGCTCCATCAGCTAACCAATTTACTATATTTAAATTAGATTCCTCTACTGCTGTGAAGGGCATGGAGAATGCCTTAGTTAATAATACAGTAATTAAATGTAAGTCTTTGGGAGGACTGCCCAGACTTCGTTTTGATCTTTCTGCTTATGGAGATAGAAGAAACTACTTTATTAAAGATCATAAATTTAAGTTGAATGTTAAGGCTCTTGTTGCTAAAGAGAATTCCCCTATACTAGGGGGAGGAAGACTGGGTGTGTGGATTCATACTCAACCCGTTAGTGGAGTAATGTGGACTTGGACTCCTAATAAAAAATGGGAAGTTACAAGAGATACAAGGTTATCTCTCCCAATGGTAAAAAGTGTTTTAGCTCATTTATATGATTTCCCCACTAGGAATCCTGATCCTTCCGACCAAGAGTACTGCTTAGGTAATACTTCTGACTCAAGTGAAGTTATAAATAATAATACCCTTAAGAATATTAAAGATAAATATTTTGAAACATTTGAAATAGAATTTGATACTAGAAACTATACTGTTCATAATAACTTTGAATATCTTGATATTATTCCTATTGAGGATGAGTTCTATCAAATCACTGAACAAGTAAATAGGGATGACACTAATTACATTGTTGAAGTTTTCTTTATTCCAAATAATGATCCAACTAAGTACT